GCTGGACACGCAGACCAGCCCTCAGGCGGCGATGGCGCTGTGGCTCAAGGAGCAGGAGCCGCCGGCGGGCTTTTCCATCGACCGCGAATGCGAGCTGAAGGCGCCCGACGAGACCAAGGCCGTGGTGCGCTACGGCCGCCATCCATTGGACATAGCTGAGGTGCAGGACCACATCCAGGCCGGGAAGCTGCCCACCAAGCTGGCCATGACGTGGGACGACCGCGTGAGCTTCGTGCTGACCGAGGGGTTGCAGCTCAAGAAGGTGGCGTTCCTGGACACGGTATTCGAGGGCCAGGCGCCGGACCATGGCGGCTTCGACGCCGACGTGGCGATCGTCACGGGCGAGCTGGCAAAGTTGATCCCCGACCTGGTCGAAGCGCTGGGCGGTGATGCAAGCGTCAGGGGTGCGGCATGACACCCCGCAAAACCACAGAAACCCGTCCCAAAACGTCCCAAACGCAAAACCCAGGGGGTTGCCGCTCCTTCGGCGCCCAGGCCCTCCAAACGCCCGCGCACCCGGAGGTGCTGGCGGTGTCCATCCTGGGCTCCATCTTCGGGGTGCTGGGCGCGCTGCTGCTGGCGATGCCCGCACTGCCGGGCTGGGGCTTCGGCGCCTTCCTGGTCAGCAACGTGGCCTGGCTGATCGCCAGCGCGTGGCAACGACAGTGGCCCTTGCATGCGCAGCAGTGGGTGTTCCTGGCTTGCAGCCTGCTGGGCCTGTGGAACTGGTGGCTCGGGCCGCTGCTGCTGGGGTAGGTCATGGTCGAAGCGGAAAAGCACTGCAACGGCTGCGACGAATCGTGGCCAGCCGATCTGGAGTTCTTCTACTCCGATCCCAACAGCAAGGACGGCCTGTACTACCGCTGCAAGGCCTGCTATCGGGAGTGGCTTGCGCAGAGCCCCAAACGCCAGACGGCGCCGAGCAAGCTGCCGCGCATCAGCGATGGCCTCGCGCCGTTGCTGACCACCGCGCAATTCATGGGAGGCCCCCAGTCGTGACCACCAACCACGTCGCCGCTATCCACGTGCTGAAGGGAAAGCTGGCCTTGCAGGATGACGACTACCGCGCACTGCTGATTAACCTGACGGGCAAATCCAGCAGCAAGGCCATGAACCAGGCCGAGCGCCGCCATGTGCGCGAGCACATGCAGGGGCTGGCCGAACGCATGGGCCTGGCCCAGCCCACGCGCCGCCGCCCGCTCACGGGTGAGCAGTTCGCCAAGGCCAAGGCCTCCGCAAGTCCCAAGGAGCGCAAGGTGTGGGCGCTGTGGCATCAGCTGCACCGCGACGGCCTGGTGGGCAACCCTGGCCGCGCCGCGTTGGATGCGTGGGTGGAGCGCACTGTGCACGTGACGGCGCTGCGCTTTTGCACCCCTGCGCAGCTGGACACCTGCATCGAAGCCCTGAAGGCCTGGCAGACCCGAGGAGACCACCATGCTTGAGATGTTCGATCGCCTGGATCTGGCTGAGCTCACGGCCGAGCAGCTCGCGCCACTGGAAGCGCTGATGACGCCGGCCTGGTCGGACACCTGGCGCGACCTGGCCACCAGCCACTACCTCACGCTGCTGTCTGCGCCGGAATCGGAGACCTCCGACACGGCTGCGATCGCCAGGTTGGCCGTGGCCCTCACCATGGGCCTGGCCCAGGATTTGGGCGGCACGCAGCCGTATATTCCCGTGGGGGCCGACATGATGAGCAGCGCCCGTACGCGCCGCGTGATCGAGATGCTCGCAGCCGGCCTGCCGTATAAAGACGTGGCCGACGCCTGCGGCATCACCGCCAGCCGCGTGCGCAACATTGAGCGTGCATGGCGCCGTGAGCAGATGGCACTGCGCCAAGGGTCGCTGGCGCTGGACTAGCCCGCCACCCACCGCCCCTCCAAAGGCCCCGATCGTCGCCGCGACGGGGCTTTTTTGTTCGTGAATATGTGGAGCGCGGCATTTAAGGAATGCGAAGGGTGCGCGCGAGAGTAGCGCCCATGCCTCAAGCCGCCTCTACTCCCAAGCCGCTTCACATCTTCAAGCCTGGCCGCTGGACCACCATGCACGGTGAGTCCATCGAGTTCGGCGAAGCCGACCTGCAGGCCATGGCACGGGCCTATGACCCCAAGGTTTCCAAGGCGCCGTTGGTGGTTGGTCACCCCAAGACGGACGACCCGGCCAAGGGCTGGGCAGTGTCGCTTACAGCCACCGAACGCGGCTTGTACGCCACGGCGGACAAGGTGGACCCCGAGTTTGCCGAGGCGGTGCGCAGCGGTGCCTATGGCACGGTGAGCGCCAAGTTCTACCGACCGACCGACCCCAACAACCCTTCACCAGGTGTCTGGTACCTGCGGCACATCGGCTTTCTGGGTGCGCAATCGCCTGCCGTCAAGGGGCTGGATGCACCCGAGTTCGCGGCCAGCGACGACGACGGCGTGTGCTTCCAGGAAGGCGTGGCCTTTGGGGAGTGGGACGCCATGACCTCCGCCAACCTCTGGCGCCAGCTGCGCGACTGGATGGTCGCCAAGTTCGGTCTGGAAGAAGCCGACAAGGTGCTGCCCAACTATGACGTGCGCGCCTTGGAGCTGGGCGCACAAGAAGACATCAATGCGCGGCGCGATCGCACGGATACGGCCGCCAGTTCCGGCCCCGCCTTCGCCGAGGGCTCCGCTTCATCCACCACTCAACCACCACAGGAGTCCGCAGTGACCGACCAGGAAGCCGCGCAATTGCGCGAACAAAACGCCGCCCTGCAGCGGCAAAACGAGGAGCTGCGCCGCTCCGCCCACGAGCGTGCGGCCGAAGCCATCCGCCAGGACAACGTGGCCTTCGCCGAGAGCATGGTCAGCGAGGCGCGCATCCCCACCACCATGAAGGACCAGGTGGCCGCCATTGGCGTGCAGCTGCAGTCCACGCCCGACGTGGAGTTTGGCGAGGGTGAAGCCAAAAAGCCCATGCACCAGGTGTTCCGCGAACTGCTGCAGGCTTTGCCGCCCGCGGTGGAGTTTGGGGAGCACGCGACGCGCGACCGTGCTGCCACTGGCGCTGATGGTGCCGACGACGAAGGCGCGGCCTTTTCCGAGGCCGACCCAGACCGCCTTGCCCAGCACAACAAGGCGCTGGCTTATGCCAAGAAACACGGCGTGCCGTATGCGCAGGCCGCGGCCGCCGTCATCAAGTAACCCCCAACCCCTGATTGCAAGGAGCACATCAACATGGGACGTTTGAGCAAACTGCGCGTGGTGGACCCGGTCCTGTCCACGCTGGCCACGGGCTACAGCAACGATGAATTCGTGGGCGATCGCCTGCTGCCGTTCGTGGGCGTGGACAAGGAGGGCGTGAAGATCCCGAAGTTCGGGAAAGACGCTTTCACCATCTACAACACCGAGCGCGCGTTGCGTGCGAAAAGCAACCGGATCGTGCCCGAAGACATCGACAGCGTGACCGTCGCGCTCGATGAGCACGATCTGGAATACCCCATCGACTACCGAGAGGACGCCGAGGCTGCATTCCCGCTGCAGGCGCATGCAACTTGGCGCGTGACCGAGGGCATCCGCCTGCGCCACGAGAAGATGGTGGCGGACCTGGTGCAGGACGCCGCCAACTACGGCGCCGGCAATAAGGTGGCCCTGTCGGGTACCGATCTTTTCGACAACGACGCCAGCGACCCCGAGGGCGTAGTGGACACCGCCAAGGCGGCCGTGCGCTCCGCAGTGGTCAAGGAGCCCAACACCCTGGTGATCGGCTACGCCGTGTGGCGGGCGCTCAAGCGCCACGGCAAGCTCAAGGCCATCTTGAGCGACACGCGCCCGCGCCTGGTGCAGATCGCCGATCTGCGCGAGATCTTCGAGATCGAAAACATCTACGTGGGCCGCGCCGTGTACCAGACCGATGCGGGCGTGCAGGCCGACCTGTGGGGCAAGACCATGGTGTTTGGCTACGTGCCGGCTGGCGCCCCCGCCCAGGCGGGCAATGCACCAGTGCGCTCGGCCTACGAGCCTTCGTTCGGCTACACGCTGCGCAAGGGCAGCCCGGTGGTGGATACGCGCACCGAAGACGGCAAGCTGGAGATCGTCCGCAACACGGACATCTTCAAGCCCTACATCCTGGGTGCCGGCGCGGGCTACCTGGTCAGCAACGCGGTGTCTTGATCATGGCCACGAAGAAATCCACCCCCGCAGCGCACCCTGAAACGGCTGCCGCCCCCGCCGATCTGGCGCCACAGCAGACGCCGCAGAGCGAGTCGGTCGATGCGGTGGCCTCCACCACCGCGGCCGATGCCGCGCATGCCGCAGACCTGGCGGGTGCTGATGCGACCACAGCGGCACCGCCCGTCAACGACGTCGACCAGGCCATCGGCACCTACCAGGTGGGGTCGGTGCCGATTCGCCACAACGGCAAGTTCTACGACGTGGGCGCCGCGATTTCGCTCACAGACGCCGAGGCCCGCCGCCTCGACGGCCTGGTGATCCCGGCCCCACTGATTCACAAGGAGTAAGCACCGATGAAGACCGAACATCTCGTTCTCACGCTCTCCGTCCAGGCCGCCACGGGTGGCCTGGCAAAGAAGCGTTTCGTGACCTTCGCTGGCGCAAAGTTCGCCGCCGGCACCGCTGGCACCGCCACCCTGGGAGTGGCCAATGCCGACTATGACGCGGGCGAGCAGGCCGGCGTGGACGCGCAGGGCTCCATCTTGGTCGAGGCTGGTGGTGCCATCACCGCCGGGGCCGAGGTGGAGGCTGATGCCGACGGCCGCGCCGTGGCCAAGACCACCGGTGTGGCTGCTGGCCGCGCCCGCGATGCCGCCACGGCTGCTGGCGAGTTCATCCGCATCCTGCGCTGATCGCCATGGCCATCGGTTCGTCCTACGCCTCCATCACCGATCTGGTCAACGCCGCAACGGGTGGCTGGATTGAGCTGGCCCAGCGCTCCGCGCCTGAGGCCGTGCTCGATGCCGAGCTCCTGCGCCTGGTGGCCACGGCTGGCGACGTGAGCGCGTGGACGGCCGATGCGATCGCCGTGGCCACGGCCGCTCTGGGGCGTCTGCAGGACGCGCTGGAGCGCGCCAGCCGTCATGCCGACACGTACCTGTTCCCGCGCTACCGCGCTCGCATGCCGCTACCTGCCGATCTTGTGCAGGGCAGCAGCCTGCCCGGTGCAGTGGCAGCCATTGCGCTCAAGCGCCTGTACGGCACCTCGGTGCCCGAGGAGCTGCGCCGTGGCGCCGCCTGGGCCGACCAGTACTTGGTAGACCTGGCCAAGGGTGTCGTGAGCCTGGGCGGTGGCGACACCGACGTGGCGCAGCCGCCGGGGCGCATGGCGATCCGGGCACCTGGCAGCACGTTTGACTGGAGGGCGTACTGACATGGCCACCACACCAGCCGCGGTGCACCCCAACAATTTCTTGGAGCCCGAGCCGCACATCGTGGCAAGGCTCAAGGCAATGCTGCCGGGAGTGCACGTGCTGACAGCCGCAGACCTGAATGCCACCAAGGAAGAGGCGCAGCCTGTGCCCGCGGTGCATGTGGTCTGGAACGGCTTTCGGGTGCTGGACACGCGCAGCGATGGGCGGGCTTCCCGCCTGGACCATGAGTGGCTGATCGTGTCAGCGGTGCGCAATGTGCGTGGCCTCAAGAGCGGGGCCGACGCACGGGGCGAGGCAGGCGAGCTTTCTGCACGCGCTGGGGCCGCAGTGATGGGCTTTAGGCCGCCGAACGTGAACGGGCCTATGCGCCTGGCGCCAGCACCTGGCGCTGGCTACAGCCAGGCCGGCTATCTCTATCTGCCGCTCGCCTTTCTGGTCGAGACGGTTTTTCACAGTGCTGACTATTTCAAAGGAGCCTGAACATGGCTGTCGAAGTTCTCAAGAAGGTCTACAAGCCCTCCATGACGGTGGGCCAGGTGTACGCCAAGCCCTATAGCAGCAGCGGCGCCCCCGCGCCCATTGGCAACGTGCTGGAGCTGGGGCTGGAGCACACCGAGGATGTGCAGCGCCAGGACGACATGACGCAGTTGGGCGGCGGCACGCACGCCGAGGTGCGCCGCGTCACCGAGGTGAAGGTGACCATGAAGCTGGCAGACCTGAACGTGGTGAACCTGGCGCGCGCCACGCTGGGCACGGTGGCAGGTGTCGAGTCCGGTACCGTGACCGACGAGCCCTTCACGGTCAGCGGGCTGGGCGTGCTGCTGCCCCTGGCTCATATCGACCCCACGGCGGTGACGGTGAAGAAAGGTGCGGACGCCCTGAGTGCAACGCCTGTCGACATGGCGGGCAACTACCTGATCAAGCCTGAGGGCATCGTGCTGCTGGACGGCGCACCAGGCATCACTGCAGCCGACAAGCTGTGGGTGAGCTACAGCTATGGCGCTTATGCCGCCATCGAAGCGCTGACAACGAAGGCACCCGAACTGCAGCTGATTTTTGGGGGGCTTAACGAAGCGGATAGCGGTAAGCCCGTGATCGTGGACATCTGGCGCTGCAGCCAGGGTGTGACGCAGGCACTGACGCTCATCAACAGCGGCTTCGGCTCCCTGGATGTCGAGGGCACTGTGCTGCAGGACCCCACCAAGACGGGAGCGGGCATCAGCAAGTACTACCGCACTCGCATGAGTTGATCGCGCGATCAGGCACCCGGGCCGCTGCCGCTTCAGTAGGGGCGGCGGCCCTTTGTATTTCGGCTCTTTCCTCACATTGCTCTCATGGTCAACGACAACAAGATCGACTTCACAGTCCGCGTCAATCGCGAGGGAGTGGGTGAGCTTGCGCAGGATTTGGGCAAGGTTGAAGAACACGCCCGAGGCCTGGAGGCGGCATCCACGGATGCGGGCAATGGCCTTGACACCATGGAGCAAGCCGCGAAGGGCGCGGCGGGAGAAGCACACGGGCTAGGCAAAGCCCTTGACGACACGTCCACGCAAACGACGGGCCTGGAAGGCACGCTTTCGCAACTGGGCAAGACGCTGGCAGGCCTGTTTGCCGCCAGGGAAATTGTCGGCTTTGCCAAGAATGCCATTGAGGTAGCCGATGCCTATGGCCAGATGGCCGAACGCATTCGCATGGCCACGGGCAGCACCGAGGAATACGAGCTGGTGCAAAAGCGCCTGCTGGAATCGGCCAACATCACCTACCGCTCGCTATCCGAGCAGCAGGAGCTGTACATACAGACCGGGGATGCGCTGCGCTCCATGGGGTATGAAACCAGCCAGGTGTTGGACATCACCGACAGCTTCAGCTATCTGCTGGCGACCAATGCCGCCAGCGCTGAGAAGGGCCGTAACGCGATTGACGCGTACACCAAGTCCATCCAATCCGGGAAGGTGGAGGCGGATAGCTGGCAGTCCATCATGGCCGCCACGCCAACCATCGTCGATGCCATAGCAACGTCCACAGGCAAGACAGCTGCGGAGATTCGCAACTTGGGCGTTACGGGGCAGCTGACAGTCACCGATCTGAACGAGGGCCTGCGGCAGACGATGGAGGTGAACAAGTCTGCCACCGCAGGCATGGTGACCACCGTGAACGACGCCATGACGCGTCTGCACAACACGTGGAGCGCCTACATTGGTGAGGCGAACCGCGCCACGCAGAGCACCCAGAAGATCGTGGCGTTGATTGACACGCTGTCCAACAACCTGGACACCGTGGTGTCTGCGGCGATAGTGGCGGGCGATGTGATGGTGGCCGTTTGGGGTGTGCGAGCGCTCGGTGCACTCAAGGCCTACACGGCGCAGCTTTCGATCGCGGCGGCCGAGACCACTGCCCTGATGGCCGCGACTACGGCCGCTGGCGCAAAGATGGCCGCCGGCCTCGCGACGGCTGGCAAGCTGGCTGGTGCGGCGTGGGTGGGATGGGAGATCGGCACGTTCCTGCGCACCGAGTTCGAGGTGGTCGAGCAAGCCGGCATTGCGCTGGCTGCTGGTCTCACCAAGGCTGCGGCGATCGCGCAATCCGGTTGGGAGATGACCAAGGCGGCGTTCACCGACGACACCATCGAAGCCGCGCAGGAGCGCCTGAGCAAGAAGCTCCAGGAAATCGACGACAGCTATGCGGACCTTTTTGCATCGGCAGGCCGCGCTGGCGACAAGCAACAGGAGGTTGGCCAGAAAACCGCATCAGCGGGTGCGGCCGCGCAGAACGCGAGTGTGCAGTGGGAGGGCTTGCGCACCAGCTACGCTTTGGTTCACAAAGAGCTGGAGTCCCAAGCAGCCCTGGTCGATAAGGTCGCCACGCTGAAGAACGCAGAAAGTGCCGCGGCTGTCACGATGGCCCAGGCACTGGGCACCGAGACCGAGCAGCGTGCCGCCCAGGCGGCTGCTGCAGCCACCCAGGCACAGCAACTGGCCAACGTCGCCCTGCAGCGCCAGACAGAAGTGAACGTACTCAAGGCGGAGCGCGATGCACTGATGGCGGTCGGGGAGGAACTGCTGCGCAGCAATCCCGAGAAGAAAAAGCAACTGGACGATCTGAACCAGCAGATCGCCCTACGGGAGGCCGACGCTGGCGCAGCCATGGCCCAGGCGCGTGCCGCACAAGCGTCGGCCGTGGCGGCGCAGGCCGAAGCCGAGGCGCAGCGCGACAACAGCGCTCGCGTGCACGAACTGCGTGCCGCCTATGAGCAGGCCAAGGCAAAGATGGAAGAGGTACGAGCTGCCAAAGCTGCAGGCAAAGCCACCACTGAAGATGTCACCAAGGCCGAGCTCGAGGCCGGCAAGGCCGCGCTGCTGTACCGCGACGCAGTGCAGGACCAACTCAAGGCTATCGACGCACGTGCGCGAGCCCAGCGCGCCGATCTGGACGTGCAGGCAGCAGGCGTGCAGTTGGCGATAGAGCAGCAACGCACGATCCTTGAAGTGGCGCGCGCCCGTGGCGATGAGACCGGCGCGATGCGCGCACAAGAGAACATTCGCCGCCTGGAGATCCAGCTTCTTGAGCTGTCAGCCCAGGCCAAGCGCGCTGAGGCCGACGCCGCCATTGCGACCGCCCAGGCCAAGAAGGCCGAGCTGATCGCCAGCGGCGAATACAACGGCGTGAAGAAGCTGGAGATCGACGCCGCCATCAAAGCTGCTGAAGTCAAGCGTCTGGAGGGCCAGATAGCCCAGGAAACGGCTAGTCGGCTGCGCCAGCTTGGCGATGCGCAAGGAGAGTTGAAGCGCAAAACAGAGGATGCGACGGGTTCGCTGGTGAAACAGGCGGGCACTCTGGAGCGCCTGGCAGAGGGTGTCGAGCGCGTGGGAGAGGGCTTTCGCAACAAGGATGGCTTCACATCGGATAAGCAGGGGAACGTGCAGCAGCAGTTCATGTGGACACGTTCCACTATCGTTGACTACCTCAAGCAGGCGGGGCTCGACGAGATGCTCGCAGCCCGCTTGTCTGAGCAGTTCGTGCAGCCTGATGGAACCGTACCCTATATCGCATCCGAGGCACAGAAGCGCTGGGGCGGCAAGTACTCCACGCTCGCGGGTGCGCTCGGCAAGATGGCGGAGTACTACAAGTTCGACAGCTCGGGGCAGCATGAAGCCGCGCAGATGCTGGACTACGAGCGCACCAAAAAGCAGGCGCCCGCAAGTTCAACCAACCCAGTGCCCGCGCAGCCATCGGCATCACGTGGCGGGTCCAGCGCGTCCGGCAGTGGCGCCAGCTATGTCTCCAACATCACGATCAATGGCCAGCGCAAGAGCTTGGAGTTCGCCGATCGGCAAAGCCAGCTTGACGGGGAGACGCTGATCCGCGCACTGGCGGAAGGCAAGGGGGTTGCCCAATGATCACGCTGACCTATTCCGGTGCTACCGCAACGCTATCTGACCGCCTCATCTGGACCGATGAGTACGCCTGGTCGCCAGTTGTCACGGAGACGCGCACAGGCACCAATGGCGCGCTGCACGTGCACGTTGGAAAGCGGCTGGCCGGGCGACCTATCACCCTGGATGGCCGCGATAGCAGCGCCTGGATTACGCGGGCGCTGTGCAACCAGTTGCATGCCTGGGCCGCCATCCCTGGCGCCACGTTTGACCTGGTGCTGCGCGGCGTGCCGCACATCGTGATGTTTACGGAATTTCAGGCCGCTCCCATCTGGCGCCTCGTCGACGGCGAGCACACCGCCGACCTGCAATACGTCCCCTTCTTCAAATTCATTGAGGTGTAGAGCCCCATGACCATCCTCGAACAAGACCTCAAGCTGCTCGCCTCGCGCGTGATGGCCGACGTGCCCGACGGCGGGCGCGGCCCCACGGGCACCGAGATTCCCTACGGCGGCTCCAACGCGGTATTCACCGACGTGACCGAAGCCGACCGCGCCGGCGGCAACGTCTCCATCCGCCAGCTGCACATGGGCGTGCTCACGCCCAACACCGACACGCTCATGGGCCCCAGCGTCATCCTGTCGGCCCTGCCTACCGACGCCAGCGTGTCCGTCACGCTGGCCAAGTGCGGCCTGTTCGCGCGCCGCAGCGAGATCGCCGCCGCCATCGCCAGCTACCTGATCGAGGGCGTACCCTGGTCCGCCGTGTTGCTGGAGGACCATGTCATCGGCATGCGCAGCCTGCAGCTGTTTCACCGTCCAGGCACCCCCGCGCCGGACATCAACCGCACCCTGGTGTTGGCCTACCAGGCCGGCACGGTGAACGAGCGCATCCAGTTCGTGCGCGTCACCGGCACCAGCACCGAGGTGCGCACTTTCACCTACCTGGTCAACGGCACCTATGTGGACTACCAGGGCGCCGTGACCAAAGTGGACCTGTCCGACACGCTGCGCTACGCATTCCCCGGCAGCAGCCCGGCGCGCGACTTCTCAGTGGGCGCTGGCAAGACCATCGTGCGCGACACCACCGTGGCCGACGCAGCGGTGTACTACGGCGCCAGCACGCTCACCGCAGCCGCCAGCCTGGGCGATACCCAGCTGCGCGTGGCCAGCATCTACAGCCAGATCGTGCCCAACAGCCGCACGGAGGTGACGGCCCTGGACCAGTACCCCGCCGCCACGCGCACCGTGGTGCTGGCCGAGTCTCCGCGCCGCATCGAGGTGCCCGTGGCCGCCCACACGCAGCGCATCAAGATCGGGCAGAGCAACCGGGGGTTCTCCTTCGTGGCCATGCTGCGCCCGCTGCCCGATGCCGGCAGCGTCACCATCAGCTACCGGGCGCTGGGCAACTGGTACACGCTCAGCGATGACGGCCAGGGCGTCCTGGGGGGCTACGGCTCGGGCCGCGTCATCTACACCACGGGCAGCCTGGACATGACGCTGCAAGCCCTGCCCGACGACGGCAGCTCCATCATCATCCAGTGGGCCGAGAAGGTCGGGTACACCGACCGCACAGGACAAGGTGCCCAGGTGCGCGCGCCCGAGTATTCGTTCAGCCTGCAGCAGATGGGCTATGAGCGCGGCACGCTGGTCATCACCTGGACCAGCGGCGGCGTGCTGCGCACGGCCACGGCCACCGCCGCGGGCAAGTTCACGGGCGACGCCGATGGCGAGGTGGACGCGCCCAGCGGCACCGTGTACCTGCGGCCCAAGCACATGATCGACGCGGGTGGGCAGTTCTCGCTCGCGTACGACACCAGCACGCAGCAAACCGAGATCCTGACGGTGCCGGCGCTGGATGCCGGCGGCTTCGGTTTGCTCACTCTGGCCCAGCAGCCCGTGGCAGGCACGCTGGACATCAGCTGGGCGACCGTGCAGGAGGTCACTACGTCCTCCGGCGGCCACCTGAATAGCGAAAGCTCCAACAAGAGCACGGATAGCAAGGTCATCAGCTCGCGCATCTACTCCACAGAGTGGGCCACCCACCTCATCGCGGTGGGCGCGCCGCTCGTGAAGCCGATCAATGGCTCCTGGGTCAGCGTCACCTACGCCTCCCAGCGCAGCGACAGCACCAGCAGTGTCTACAACCGCACCAGCTCGCAGGAGGCATCCAACAAGCTCATCACACTGCACACCGTGTCNGACGANGGCNTGGGCGCTTTCATCGGCGGAATGGGCACNGTCAACTACACCGGCAAGCAGATCAGCCTGCGCATGGTCNCCGCNGGGCGCAGCGTGACAAGCTACAAGAGCGACTACGTCAACGCATCGGAGTTCGAGGCCACNACCANCGGCCAGCCCAGCAGCGGTGGNGCCACATCGCGCGGCGGCGACTACAGCACCACCACCATGGGNGANTCCATGCTGGCCGGCACCAGCGTCGTCGCGCGCTACAAGGTCGGCACCAGCACCCCGGTGCATGTTGTTGAGGCATATACGCCCCCCGATGTCACGATTGACCTGTGCCCCTACACCCAGCACCGCATCGTGCCTGGCAGTGTCGCGTTCACGTGGATGGGTGTGGGCTACCAGGACTTCGAGGGCACGCTCTACCGCGGCCGCACCGCCAGCAGCCCTGGCATCGCCAGTGGCACGGTGGACTACGCCGCGGGCCTGGCCCTGCTCAGCGACTACGTTGTCAGCGGCTCGCCCACCGCATTCACCCTCACCAGCCTGTGGACCCACCATGCGCCCTGGAGCACGGCCAGCGTGTTCTTTCGCACGCAGTCCTCGCCCATCAAGCCGGGCGGCCTCACGCTGCTGCTGGTGGACCTTGCCGGTGCGGCCCTGACGGCCGTTGCCGACAACGCGGGCAACTTCACCGGCACGCACATGCGCGGGCGCATGGACTTTGAGCATGGTGTGGGCGAGCTGCAGTTCGGCGACTATGTGCTGGACAGCACCCTTACCGCGGCAGAGAAGGCCGAGTGGTGGTACGACGCCGCCGACGTTGGCGCAGTGGAAGTGGGCAAGATCTGGCGCCCCTGGCCCGTGGACCCCACCACGCTGCGCTACAACAGCGTGGCCTTCTTCTACCTGCCGCTGGATGCGGACATCCTGGGCCTGGACCCCGTGCGCCTGCCGCCTGATGGCCGGGTGCCCGTGTTCCGCGTGGGCAGCTATGTCGTCATCGGCCACACGGGCGTGGTGGCCGCCGCCACCTATGCCAACGGCGCCACCATCAACACCGGGCGCACGCGCCTGTCACGCGTGTACCTTGTCAACGCCCTGGGCCAGCTCATCACCGGCGGCTACACCGTGGACCTGGACGCGGGGACCATCAGCGTGACGGACACCGCCGGCTGGGTGCAGCCCGTCACCGTCAAGCACCGCATCGAGCAGATGCTGCGCTTGTCGGACGTGCAGATCGACGGCCGCCTGCAGCTCACCGGCCAGCTGTCGCATGACTTCCCGGTGGGTTCTGTCGTCTCCAGCGCGATCATGACCGGCAACCTTGCGGCCCGCGCGCTGCCGGTGTTCGACCAGCAGAGCTGGGACGGCGTCACCTGGTCCGACGGCGCCATCGGCAGCCCGGCATCGGCTACCTACAACGACGGCGCATACCCGGTGGGCGTGACCAACGAGGGCACGATGACCGAGCGCTTCGCCCTGCGCGTGCTCACCGGCGGCACCGACGTGGAGGTGATTGGCGAGCACGTGGGCAACCTGGGCACCTTCTCGCGCAATACGGCCATCGCGCCCATCAACCCGATCAGCGGCGCGCCGTACTTCACGCTGGCCGCCGCCGGCTGGGGCAACGGCTGGGCCGCGGGCAACGTGCTGTTCGTGCACACCGTTGGCACCTACTACCCCTTCGCCGCCATCCGCGCGGTGCAGCCAGGCCCCGCGCCCGTGGGCACCGACTACGCATTCGACATCACCCTGCGCGGCGACGTGGACCGCGCGCCCGTTACCCCTGTCATCTGAGGACCGCTGAATGATCTACAACTTTGACTCCGCTCAGGCCGGCGCTCCGGTGCTCTCGGGCTCGGCCGGCGCGCTGCGCGCACTGCTCAAGGCTTGCCTGGTGGATGGCTTCGGGGCCGGTGCCGTGGCCACGCTCACCGTCACCAGTGGCGTGGCCACCGCCACCTATGCCGGCGCGCATCCGTTTGCGCCTGGGCGCGTTGTAGAGATCTCGGGCGCCACGCCCGCAGCCCTCAACGGCAAGAAGATCGTGGCCACCACCACGGGCGCCAGCATCACGTTTCCCGCGCCGGGCGTGCCTGATGGTTCGGCCACCGGCACCATCAGCAGCAAGGCCGCCGCACCGGGCTGGCTGGAGCTGTTCGCCGGCGCGCTCACCAACGTGATCGTCTTGAAGCCGGCCGTGCCCGAGGCCACGGGCTGCGTGCTGCGTGTTGATGACAGCACCGCTACGACTGGGTTGATTGCTGCTTACGAGTCGATGAGCGACATCTCGACGGGGGTGGGTCGATTCCCGACTGCCGCGCAGATGAACTCTGGCCTGCACTGGCCTAAGAGCAGCACGGCGGACAGCAGCGCGCGGCGCTGGATCTGTGTCGCAGATGAGCGCGCGGTGCTGTTGTGGGTGGCGCTTGGCGCAAACGCATTGTCTGCGGGTGTGTGCGTTGGTTTTGGAGACCTGGACAGCTACAAGAGTGGGGATGCCTACGGCTGCTATCTGTCTGGTGGGGCTTCGGCTGCGCTTGTCACTACGGGCAGTGCGGCCGTGCCTGGTTGTCTTGGCTATGCGGCTGGTACATCAGTGGCAGCAGATCTCTTTGTCGCCCGTAGAAGTACCGCCTTGGGTGGGGCGCAACTGGGAAAGAAAGTGGCGTCTCACAACACGGCAGGGGCGTATTCCGGCTCCAGCGGCTACAACAGCAACGGCTTCACATACCCCAACCCTGCGGATAACGCGCTGCGGCTGTCGCCGGTTGAATTGGTCATCGCGACTGGGCTGCGGGGGCGAATCCCCGGCGTGTATCACACGCCTCAATTGTTGGGTGATGCCTTTGCTACCGGCGACCTTGTCACCACTGATGCATCACTCGGCGGCCGCCGGATGCTTGCTTTGCGCTGCGGCCCGCCCGCAGGCTCTGCGGTGCAGACCGGCACGATGTTTGTCGATGTGACTGGGCCATGGAGGGTGTGACATGGCAGATAGGTACTGGCGTGTTATTGGGTTTAAGACGGACTCCGGCGCGCTCACGCTCAGCGGCCTTCATCTGTACGGGGGAGGTGAGAGGTTGGATGCTGGCGCGGTGCTTGAGGCATCGCTGGCGCCCTATACGGGGGACGTTGCTGCTCTGCAGGCGGTGGATCCAGTAGGGCCGGTATCCTGGCTTGAATCTGCCGTGCGCGCAGGCGGATTTAGCCTGCAGTGGACATTCGCATCGGCGGTGTCTGTTGATGGTGTGCGCCTGAGGTCCCCTGACGACACGGAGTTCGCGCGCATGCTCACTCTGCAATCTTCGGCGGATGGGGTGGCCTGGGCCACCGTGGCAGAGCTGGGGCGGTTCGACTGGCCTGGCGTGGATGTCCTCACACCGGTGCCGGCCAGCGGGACATTCGCGTTGCTGATGCACATGGATGGCGACGCGACAGATAGTTCGGGCAATGCGCGGACGGTGACTCTCGTTGGGCCGCCGAGTTTTTTATCGAATGGCGCGCGTTTCGAACAGGCAATGCAGGTGACAGGCTCTGCACACGTTGTCGTCACAGATATGCCAGCCATCGGTGACGTCGATTTCGCAATCTCGTTCTGGATCACTTTAACCAGCTTCGGGCATATTCTGACGTTCTCGGGCCAGCGATTCAATATCGCGTTCTGGGTCTCAGGGCGCTTGACGTTCTACCGGCAGGACACTGGTTATGCGCAGGACTTCTATGTTCCCAGTTTGACTGCTGCGCCAGTGCACTTTGAGCTGAGCCGCGAGGATGGTCTTTTGACAATCCGGGTCGGGGGTGTCCTGTGCTTTTCTTATTCGGCCGCTGTTGCATTGACCGCGGGACCGATGTATCTCGGCTCATATCCAGGAGGAACTGGAGCAGCCGGGGCATACGACGAATTGGCGGTGGTGATCGGCTCGGTGTTGCATTCGGCGGATTTTGATCCGCCTTCCGCTCCATATTTTGGCAGTTCTGTCGGATCCGGTCCGGGGGCCGCTGCTCTTATTGCAGCGGCTACCTCGCTGCCGGTGGGAGCGCAGGCACTGGGCAACTCCAAAACGCGACTGATGCCCGGTACAGCACGCCATCGCGACGTGGAGTTCGGCGGCGCAGGCCGCATCTGGGGCACCACCAAGACAAAGGCCACGCCGAGCAACCTGCCGACCAAAGCCCGCGTGGTGCTGCTGCACCAGCGCAGCAAGCAGCTGGTGCGCGAGACCTGGAGCGACCCGGTCACAGGCGCCTTCGCCTTCGATGGCATCGACACACGCCAGGAATTCCTGACCCTGGCCGAGGACGCCGCGGGCGCCTACCGACCCGTTGCCGCCAACCGGCTCGTGCCCGAGGTGCTGACATGACGTGGCGCATAGGATCGGCCCTCTCGCAAGCACAGCTGCAGGCCACGGTAGCGCTGGCGGACACCGGATCGGGCAACGCCCGCGTGCGCCTGTACACCACCGCCCGCCCGGACACGCTAGGCAGCCACAGCGATGCGCCTCAGGCCGACGTGGTGCTAGCGAAGCCCTGTGGCGCCGTCGTGGGCGGCGTGCTGGTGTTGTACCCGCTGGACGCCGCAGGCACGCTGGTGATGGCTGCAGGCATGCCGCGCTGGGGAGAGTGGGTCAGTGCCAGCGGTGCGGTGCTGCTGGACGGCACCGTGACTGACATGGACAACGGCGGCGACATCCGCGTGGAGGGTGCCCAGACGCCCGCGGGCGAGACATCACCCATGTTCTACGCAGGCGGCCTGGTGCAGCTCGGCACCACCGCACTGACGTGAGGGGCACCGTGTGGCATCCACCGACCTCGAATTCAGCCAGAGCCCCTTGGGGCCCGGCGGCCCGGTTGAGATCGTCTTCGGCGACGATGCGGGAGCGCCGGCCGGCACGGGCCTGCTGCACATCGCGGGCGCCATCACCGGCCTGCGCGGCCACATCACCGCGCGCACCCTGGCGCGCGCCCATGTTGCAGGCGCTATCACGGGCCTGCGCGGCCACGTGCCCGCGCAATGGGATGTCAACGTCGCCCGCCCGCTCGCGCACACCCGGCGTGATGCATGGCAACCGGCGGCACCGCTGCGCGCTGGCACGCAGATGCGTTTTGAGCAAGCGCAAGCCATCGGTACGGCCTTGCGCGCCCAGTGGCAGCAGTCCGCGTCCATCAGCGCGGCGGTGCGCAGCCAGTGGCAAACGGCAGAAGCCGTGCAGCGCAACGCGCGCGGGCAGTACCAGCAGGCCCGGCAACTGGCGGCCGCCGCGGTGCGCCAGCGCTTTGAGGACGCGGCACGCATACAGCACCAGCGCCGCCAGCAGTACCAGCATGCCCGCGCCCTGGCCACGGCCCCGGTGCAGCAGCGGTTTGAAGACGCAGAGCGCCTGCGCCGCCTGGTGCGCCAGCAGTACCAGCGCGCAGTGCCTCTTGTCGCCGCCATCGCGCAAAGGTTTGGCATCGCCGATCACCTCGGCGTGGTGCGCCGCGCCCAGTACCAACAGGCTCAAAAGCCGCTGCCGGGCGTCACGCAAGGCACCCAGCCACCCGCGCCAGACCCGTGCTACGTGCCAAAGCTGCCGGCCGAGCTGGTGTTTGACCTCGCGGCGGACGCTGCACTGCCCGTGGGCCTGGTCTTTGTGTGTGAACGCGGCGGTTCTCTCCCGCCACCAGCAGGCATCGTGGTGCCGCCTCGCAGGACCTACATCGTGATCAACTCCATTGAAATTCGCCGTGCCGATGATCTTGCAGGCGACCCGCTTCCATCAGAGACCTTTCAGATGCAGCTTGATCGGCAGAGCTGGACCTGGACTTTCTCCGCTAGCTTTCATGCGTCGGCTCGTGATGCGATCGCGCCTGGCCCCGGTGGTCAGCCCGTGGAGTTGGAAGTGCGCGTTAATGGGCAACCATTTCGCTTACAGGCCGAGCGCATCGGCCGCAGCAAGCGTTTCCCTGGCAACAGGGTGACGGCCTCTGGCCGTGGCCTCGCAGCCGTGCTGGACGCACCACATGCTCAGGTACAGACGTTCAGCCAAACGCAGGATCGCACGGCGCAACAGCTGATGGCTGAAGTGCTGACAGTCAATGGAGTGGGCTTCGGCTGGACTGTCGACTGGCAGATCACCGACTGGCTAGTGCCAGGGGGTATCTGGATGCATCAGGGCACGTGGATAAGCGCATTGAAAGACATTGCTGGCAGTGTTGGAGCCTACTTGCAGCCGCACGACACAGCGCCAATCCTGCGCGTGCTTCCCGCCTGGCCTGAGCCGTGGTGGCGATGGGATACGCTGGCGCCAGGCGTTGAACTACCCGAGGGAATCGCCGAGGTAGGCGACACGGAGGTCGTCGATCTGCCGGGCTACGACAGGATTTTTGTTGCGGGCGAGGCTGGGGGCATTCAAGCCGACCTCACGCGCAATGGGCTGCCGGGCACGATGCTCAAGCAGCCTATGGCCGTGCATCCATTGATTACAGAGATCGTTGCCGCAAAACAGCGTGCCACAGCCGAGCTCGCCGAGTCAGGGCGCATGCTTAAACACAAGATGACGCTACCCGTGCTGCCCGCCACGGGCGTGATCAAGCCAGGGACAGTGCTGCGCTATGTGGACGACGCGTCTACGCAGCGCATCGGCATCGTTCGCTCGACAGCCATCAACCAGCAGTTCCCGGTGCTCACACAGTCGTTGGAGATCGACAGCCATGCCTAACCTGTATCAGCAACTCAAGGAGCTGCTCGCGCCCGGCCGCGTGCAGATCGGGGAGGTGGTGGCCTACGCAGAAGGCGTGGCCACGATCAATCTGCCTGGCGCGGCCCAGATTCGCGCCCGTGGACATGCCACGGTAGGGGCCAAAGTGTTCGTGCAGGACGGTGTCATTCAGGGGCCTGCCCCCAACTTACCCGTGTTCGTAGACGTGATCTAAAAAAGACGGGCGACCTGGCTAGGTGCGCTAACACCATGCCAGGCCCCCAACATGCAGGTATGAGCTGCAAGCCAGGCGAAGACCCGCCACTCTCGCGAGAGCTGGTGATCTACAACTGGGACCGCCAAGTGGAACCAGCCGGCTTGTTCTGACGCGCAATTTATTTTCCTGACGCGAAAGTAAACTGACGGCAATTTATCTCAGCGCTGCGGCTTCAAATATCGCGGCGCGCTTCA